ATCATTGAAGGCACGTAAAATTAATTCGATCAACACTAAAGCAGCCATGGGATAGAAAACCCAGAGGACTGCTACTAGTGGTGATATTGTATCAGAGTCGGCTATAAAGTCGCTCATTGAATTGTGTTGTTATGTTAACTTATGAATAGGTATTTATACTATAGGGATTTATACTAGGCCAGGTATGAGTTGCCCAGTGAAACTGTAGCTAGCAAAGGCTGCGACACAGCCAACGATAGCAGCAATACCATTCCACTTTTCAGCGATGGAGAAATCGACTTTGTCGTTAGATTTTTCATTGTTGTTTGCCATTAGTAGATACCTGGAATAAGATGACCTGTTGCTGCATAGGAAAGACCAAAGATCCATATCCCAAGCATTGCTGCACGTCCTTGTGCTCTTAAGAAAATGTTTTCGTTTTTCATTAGAAAATACCTGGAATGATTTGTCCTGTTGTAGCGTATGCTCCGAATGCTGCAACGAATCCAATCATTGCCATCCATCCATTAAACTTTTCTGCTTCTGGTGTCATTGTTTTAAACTCCTTTCGTTAGATTTGTAATAGGGTTAGAAAGTGACCTCCACTTATTAGTTGAGGTGGTGTAAGAGACCTTGGTATCTAAAAAATACCTGGTATAACTGATCCGAATAGGATGTAGTTATGTACTAGTGCGAAGAAACCAATCATCGCTAGGCGACCATTGAGTTGCTCTGCATGAGGACCATAACCTTGATAGTCCTCAACATACTGCATAGGTGGTTCAGAAGCAAAGATGTTCTGCTTACCATACTCAGTAGTTGTGTACCTCTTAACAGAATTTGTTGAACTTGTCATTAGTTTGTTAAGAAACGTAACATAATTATATAGTAAATCTAAAGTCTTGTCAAGAGGTACGGTCTATAAAGATTCCTTATGACAGTCATAAGCAATAAAAAAGAGGGGCGTAAACCCCTCTAGTTTCATACACTTTGATCACTATGAGCATCTGTCATACCGTGAAACACCATCTAGTTTAGAGTCTATTGGGAAAGACTAGAGAACTATCTTCTCATCATCTTCATGTTCAGGAACTGTGACAGTACCAGTATCTTCTGTATTAAAAGTGATAATGTCATCACCAAAAGCAGAAGGGAAGGTTACAGGTGGACAAGCATCAGATGCATCATAATTCACTGCAAAATTAATACCAGTGATAGTATCGGTATTAATATCGAGACTTATTTTATCTTGATCAAGTTGCTTTGCAATTGCTTTAATACCTTGATAGTGTCTCCAGATTTCACTCTGTGTACTTGCATCAACGTTGTTTTCCATAGCATCCTTGACACAATTTTCAAGTGCTTGTATTGCTGTTAGATAAGGGTTCATGAGATTAAATTTGCTAGTTCAGTAGTTTTTTCATTCTCAAGGTCAGCATACTTATGTAACTGATCAATAATAATATCAATCATTGCGTCCTCAACCTCTTCATGTTCAAAGAAATCAGTGTTCATGTGAGAAAACATTTCACTACCCTGAGATTATAGCAGACTCCTTATGGAGCGTCAACTATTTAGATTAAAATAATCCTTTCTCATGTATCTACCCAGTATATTGCTGTTGTAATATGCTGGTTGACCATCGTCAGTAGATTCAGTAAGTACATTATTTAAAAATAATTGTCGTGTCTCTTCGTAGTTTACTTTACCAAGAGTAGTATGTAGAGATATTATTTCTCGTTTGAAACAGGAGTTCCCAAGTAACTTTCGATCTCTTTTAAGTTCTTCAGAGCTTCCGTAGTACTTCTTCCAGTCACTCTCAGACGTAACCCTTCTCTTGCCACCTCTAGGTTTACGACGTTGTGTAAAGTACTTTCTGCCGATGTATTGTTTACCCGATTGCAAATTTGTAATACGGTAGACGAAACCGAAGAAATCGTTAATGTCGTTAGAAGTAAAAGTTGTACCCTGATAGGTCCAGGGGTTCTCATAATCTCCTTCCGAAGTTTGCTTATGTTTTTCCACATACTCATGATTTTTTTCCTTTGTATTTATGTCTTAAACGAGTACCAACCAGAGATAATATATTTCAATCCTCTATTTGGTTCTGACCTATGAAAATGAGTCCAAGAAGCAGGCCAAATAACTAACCTACCTCTCTTAGCATCAACCGTAGGATAATATTTAAACTCAGTACCAGACTGAGCATTATTTAAATAAAAATTATATACTAATATCCTAGAAGAAGGTAGTCCAGGATTATGTTCAGTATGCCATGTCTTAAATCCTTCATCCTCACCTTCAAATTTTTTAAATGTGAAGTCATCATCAACAGACCATTCACTATAAGTTTTTAAAATATCATACTCTTTAACATAATCATTTGTACTACTTACAATAACAGGAGAAATTATATCAGTAATAAATTTATGATTAGAAAAGGCACATCTATCTAACTCTGTACTTTTTTTTAATTTTGCATCTATAACTGCTTCACCACCAAACCAGACATAACCTTCACATGTAGGATTGTTATGAAAATATCCAATTAAATCTTTGCATTGATCTTCGGACAATACATCATCATATATTCCAATGTAGGATTTCAATCGCACTCTCCGTCTTCATCATTTACTTGGGCGTAGGATTTTATTCCATCGCCACTATCTATACGATAAGCAGAAGTGTCTGAATAAACTTCTGCTTTTATCTCTGCTATTGCTCGTTCTAGATCTGCTATTAATGTTTTTAAATTTCTTTTTTCCATTACTCCCAGTACTCATCTAAATGTTCTAATACATTGAGCAGTATCCTCTGTGCTGCTCCTCGTTGTCTATCATCCCATTCAGGATACCACCCATTTTCTAGCCCAGTTTTCATCTTGTGAATATGAGCTACCATTGTTACCTTGTTTATCCTGCCGTTCACCTCAACCACCTACTAGCTTTTGCCAGTCTTCATCGAACTTCTCTAACCCCTTGTCAGTAAGAACGTGCTTATATAATTGGTAAAAAATGGGAACCGAAATAGTACATATATCAGCTCCCACTCTAAAAGCATCGGTGACCTGAATAGGTTCTCTGATAGAAGCGGCAAGAACTTCTGTTTTGATTTGGTGAGTAGCGAATACATCTGCGATCTCCTCAATAAGGTGTCTTCCATCCCAGTGTTGATCATATACACGTCCAACAAAAGGAGAAACATAAGTTGCTCCTGCTTTTGCTGCTAGTATTGCTTGTGCTGCTGAGAATATAAGTGTTACGTTCACATGAACGTCGTTCTCTGTTAGTGCCCTACATGCTTTTAGTCCTTCAACTGTGCAAGGTACTTTGATTGTAATGTTTGGTCCGATCTCCAGATACTCTCCTGCCATTTCAAGCATTTCTTCAGCAGTGTCTCCAACTACTTCAGCAGATACTGAAGCATGAAAAGGAAAGATCTCAGAGATCTTTTTAATTACTTGCTTAGGATCATCTCCTGCTTTCAGCATCAGAGTAGGATTTGTAGTAACTCCGTCGATTAATCCTGTCTCAAATGCAGATGCAATAAGGTCTGGGTCAGAACAGTCCAGAAAGATTTTCATGACTCTCCTGTATAGGTTATAGTATATATTAGCACATAAAAAAGAGGGGTACAACCCCTCTTAGTATATCAACACATTAGAATGTGATTAGCTTTTAGAAGCGAACTTACGTTCTACTTTGATACCACGATACATTAGATCATGGTTTCTTTTTTGTGCTTCTGCTTGTACCATGTTGCGGTACTCGTCAGTGTCGTACTGGACACCACGATAAGTGACTTGTGCCATTGTGTTACTCCAAAGTAGTAGGGATTGTAGCCCCGTTCCTTCAGTCAACTTTTGCGTCCCATGTACACTCTAGTCCTACTGCTTCCGTAAAATGTACTTGGTACATTTCCACTATCTCTTGTTTGGTTTCAGAGTTAACAGTATTGTTAACCTTTACCCGATCTACCATCTCTGATACATCGGCACAAGTTAATGCAGTAGCTAGCAAAAATTCCATGAGATGAACGTGTCCGTTCCGAGTCGGCTTACTTGCGTCCCTTCTGGGATGAACGTATTGTCATGATAGCATGACATAATTATTTAGTCAAGCAATTGAATAAAATGTGTACTTAAGAAACAGTTCTTCCCCCTTCTTGATTGGTTTGATAGTCTTCATATGATATATCTTACCCCAAT